AGCTGCCTCTCTCTGTGCAGCGCTTCCACCTATATCTGCATACCCTTGGAGTTGTTCCTGCGCTTGATCTGCTGCTAACCCAATATCACCCCTAGCCTGACCATAACCACTAGCTATATCACCTCTAGAGATTTGACCTGAATCAATTAGCGCCTGCCTAGCCTGATCCGTTCCGCCGGTCACGGCTTGTTCAGCCCTAGTTGCTCCTGCTGTTAATGTGTTTTCTATTCCGCCTTGATAGCCGCTTAAAATATTTCTCGCTCCTGCGAACCCTCCGGTTAGAGCAGCTAGCGATGGGTCAAACTGAGAGGTTAAGTCTTCACGACCCATTCTCTGACCTTCTTCAAGAGCCTGTAGCTGTTGCCCAGCAGCGGCCTCAGCGGATCGTCTAGCAGACGTTTGCCCTGTTATGTTTCTTACAAATCCGCCCATTCTAACCTCGTTAAACCTAGCAAGTTGATATCAATCATTTTGTTCATTTTCGGATAAGCTTTTGATAGCCTGCCCTCTTCAATAAACCCCATTCTCTTAGCAAATCGTAAAACTCTGCCGAAGCATTCTGGGATTTGTACTGTTATCTTCTCTATATCTGTAGTTGTAAACATCCAATCTATACCCATTTTTACTGAATCATAAGCATGAATAGATCTATACAGAGGCAAAACTGACGGGTGAAACTCAACCATTTTTGGATTAAGGTACTTAAAGTAATTAATCCCAATAAAGCGCCCGTCACTCTTTGTTATCAAGTAAATGTGATCGTCTCCGAACTCTAGCTTGGCGTCTTCAACCAAACATCCGTCAAACGATATTGCGTCCCATATAGCAGGATGAGACAGCACATACATAATGTCCTGTTCTCTATTGGTTTCTTCTATTGTTAAACCAGCACCCATCCCGTATCCCCTGTTGCAGTTGTCTTGATATACAAGCCACCACCAGTATCTCTATAAAGCTTATTCTCTGAAGCTTCAATCACACCTTCAGGACTTCCAGTACCTGTTACAACTTGCAGCGCTTCAACTAATCTTGAAAGTTGCTCCATCCATTCTGACATAATCTGAGTTGGCACATTCTGACCTGTTGCTAGTTGCGCCTCGGTTATCCTTTGGCCTCGCTTTGGTGGTATTACTGATTCTGTCATACTCCACTCTTCGCATTAGCTTCAAGTTTTAAGAAAGATGGATTTGAGTTTTCTGAAAAGTGAAACCTTAATACCCTACTTCTTGAGAATCTGCCAAGCCTGCGCCATATCGTTCGCCTTCCGTATTCTCCGATTTTACCAAGCCCGCGAAATAACTTATCGCTAAATGATCGGCCTCCGTTATCTGAGTAATCCATACCAACAAGCGGATTATTAACAAGCGTACCACTGCCAGCATCAAAAACCGCTTCTATTTGAGCTATATTCATAGATACGCCAGTGTTCTCAAATGGCTGTCCAGCGCATAATCTTACAATCACATTGCCGTATTCTTGATATGCTTCATCATTTAGCTCGCCTATCCGCCCATCAACAATATCGCCAACCAGTGTTCTATTGTACGCATTGACAAGCGTTGACACTCTCCATTGTATATCAGACTCATCAATCCTTGAGCTTCTTTCGTGCCATATCATTCTGCTGCCATACTTCGTGGCGGTTGAATCAAAAGATAAAGTTTTAGCTCCAAACGTTATCCCGAAAAAGTGAGCGCCGTTTAATGAATGATAAAACACGTATGATTCATTTAGCTGCTCCGGCGTTGCGTTTTGAAGCAATACATCAACGGGTATAGTTGAAATCTTAGTTAGACCGCCGCCTTGGAAAAGCCAGATAGCCTCTCCCTCATCGGCCCCTGAACCGATAAACGCAAACGACTGGTTGAACTCGTGAACTCCAAAAGTTGACCTAAGCCCTTTATTTAGCACACCGCCTCGAATAGGCGCAAAGACGAACTCTGTACTGCCTACATTTGAGTATGGTTCTATTGTTTCTTTGCCAAGAACATATAGAGTGTTTCTGTGCACATGCAATGCTACCGTATTGTCTGGATCAGCCTCAGCCTCAGCAAAGTCTAGCGCGTTGTATGCGGTTCCATCCCTTAGCTCTGAATGAAATATTATGTTTGAATTCGTCTTATTGAAAACGAAATATCCATCTATAAATACAACTGTTTCCGCAGGACCGGCAAAGTCTGGATCTGTTATCTCAACTAAAGAATCTGGCGATTGCGTAAAGATATAAGCTTTTCCGCCAGGAACAACAATACAAAGCTGTAGTCCGTTATCGGCCATCGATACGCGACCTGATCCCTCGATTGTTCCAAGCGAGTCAACACTAAAAGACTCGGTAAGATCAGGATTAACCGTCCTATTAAGTCTGTAAAGAGTATTGCCGTTCACAAAAAACGGTATCTCACTCATTACATGAGATCCGCGGTTAGGCTCTAGCATTTGACCTGCATCAATCATTGAAATGCCTGGAGTGCCGAACAGACACTCCCTTGAAAGCGTTTGCGTCTCGCTAACGTTTGTATACCAGTTCACGCATCTCTGTGCAGACAAAGGCAGAGAGCGACTCTGGTAAAAGCCGTTCGTAAACGGTAAGTTTATACGCCCGTTAGGTTTTGGCATTAATTAGCCCGTCCAACTGACTGAGAAGCAATAAGATTAACCGTATCTTGATTGTTTTCGCACCATAGCTCCACATAATCTCCGCTAGTAAACGTGTGCTGCCATATTGCTGTTATTGAAGCAGCCTTGGAAGAACTAACAGTACCACCTTTGCCAGTAACAACGACGGGAACACCGTTTATCGCTATATATACAGTTATCTGCTTATCACCACCAGATGCAGCAATAAAAGAGCTAGAGAAATCAATAGGCACGCGCACGTCATTTTCACCAACGTAAGTTATTCTCCCAGTCGTATCGCAAGTAAAATGGCTATCCCCATTACATGTCCATACGGAATTAACCTTAACTGGAGTATTTATTGCAGCTATTGTTGTTTCAAGTATATTTCCGCTGAATGACATTAGAGCATCCTTTCTAGTGTCCTGTATTCCGCTATTACCCGAAAAAAACCATCTAACGTCATCAACAGTTATAGTATCGAGCGGAATATCTAATCCTGAGAAATTACATCCTTGGACTGTAGCTATTGCGCCAGAGGTAACATTTCCAGAACTAGCAAGCCCTGTTATTCCAACTGAACCAGCAACCCCAACGGCTACACCATCATCTATCTCAATAGTAGAAGGCGTTGAGTTTGACATATCTAAAAATGTAAAATTCGGGCTGGTACTTTCCATAAATAATTTCGATATTGAGAATATAATACCATCAGCGCCTAGATTTGTTATCCCGTCATCAATATCTAAAGATGACGCACCCTCTATTAAAACAGTTTGCAAATTGTTAAATGTTCCGTACTTTGTGCCGGATAAATCTCGTACTTTATCACTCAAAAATCGAATCTGACCACCAACTGTATCTGTAAAATCATACCCCTGCGAAAGTGGGTGATCAACTTGCAAGTCACGAATAGTTAGCGATGCATCAACGGACGTGAACATCGTGCCGGTGCCACTGTATGTCAGCACAGGTGACAATATATTGTTGCCCGTTATTAGTGACTTGTCTCCCACAATAAATCGCTTTGCAGTTGTAAACGACGCACCTATGATAAATTGAGTCTCAGCATCAAGTGTTATTGTGGTCGCGTCTTGTGTTGGGAAATCAGCTTCTTTATTTATTATGATAGTATTGGATGGAGCGGGCGTGGCAGATGTTGATATTTGAATAACATCACCAGCTTGCCCAACATTAATCCCTGATCCAGCCTGAAAAGTTCTAGCTACAATAGGGCTGGCAGTTACATCCACGAACGACTCAGCTCCTCCGCTTACTCCATTAGCCAAGTCTACAGATAACTCTATACCGTTCGATGGACTAACCGCTACTGATATTCCGCCTCCTGACTCAATTGATCTTATCTTGTTCTGAGAGCCAGCAATCTGCAAGACTGGCGTTCCACTACCTTCAACAAGCAGTTCCGCTAACTGATACTGTGATGCGAAGTCATCAACTGCGATAGTGACATTCTTGCCGCCATCTTCCATATTAATAGAAGCTGTGCCGCTAACCGTAGTCTGCTTAGTGAATTTACTCCACTTCTTGCCAGAAGGTCTTGTATTAGTAACCATTAGTTGCCGCTCTCTTGAACGATTGTTCCAGTTGTTTCTGCCAGTATTGTATTTGTGTCTGTTTCGTAGAAGTGATAATTGCTATCCAATGTATCGCCTTCATTGCCTGAGCCGATAGGGAGCGTAGATGGGTATTGAGATAAAGGTCTGGTAATTGACAACTTTAATACTGACTTGTAAGCATCACTCGCATTCTCTCTCAAATCCATGCTTACCGCCACCTCATATTGAGGAGCAAGCTTGATAGCGAGGTTTAAAACAATACCCTCTAGCGCACCATCTGGAACGGTAATCTCATCGCCTAGATTGGACACAACCGTATAACCTAGCGCGATCCCTTTAGCCTCCCACGCAAACATCATACGGTTTAAATACCGTATAGCGTCGGTTGCTTCATTGGGCTGAATTGGCTGCTCGGATGATTGAACTATTATTTCTTGAAGTGCATCACGAATGACTGTGCTGGCTGTCTCGGTCACTTGAGGCCTCCGCTTTTACTTTTCGTGTGCGTTTTGATTTAGGCTCTTGTTTTACCCAGCCTTGATTGATAGCGAACTGCTCTTGTGCCCTATCCTCTCTGACCTCAATGAGTGAGCCGCTTGGTCGTTTCCATTGTGCCATTATTAAGACCTCATAGTTAATGTGTGTAGTATATAACTATAAGGTCTTAGAAACAAATTGTTGTGGTTGTTGGGTTATAAGGTGCTAATCCATCCAGGTGTTTACTTGCTCCAAGGCTTCAAACTCTCCGTCCTTGTTAAGTATTGAAACTTCTATATCTACATTTCCATTTCTAAGCTGCCATCCTTGCAACTCTATGACGGCCTTTAGAAAGTCGCTATTTTCAGGCTGCTCTTTTACATATTTAACTTCTCCGTTATCGTCTATTAGCAAGTAGCTCATGCTATTTACTCCTCAAATATCAAGATAATCAAACCCATCTATACACTGACTCTCACCGCATGCCAAATCAGCATAAGATTCGTACACATTAAGCGGAACCACAACAAACTCCCGCCTAACCTTGCCGTTAGTATTCTTCTCCTGAATAATCACGCCATTATTTGCCGCTTCTTCAAGCACTTCTGCGCGGTTTGTGCTTAGTGCTGAACTGTTATATTTTTTCATTAGTTATCCTCAACAATATTGGCACACAAAGGGTTACCATCAACATCATAGATAACCCTAACAGGCTTTGTGTAAACTCCATTTGTAACTGCCGCTATATTTACTCCTTTAACATAAGGTACTTGAGGCGCATCCATTAATTTAACAAGACTGTTTAGCATTTCAACAGATTCGTTCAATAGTTCAAAATGAGCCCTGACCTTGCCCATTGCTTTCTCTCTTACTTCTGGTGAGATTTCAGCGTCAATACTTTTGCTTCTGGATATACTTCCTATCATTTCTAATGGTTTCATCTTCTTGCTCCTTATTAGAATTAATTTACACAACATACTCTAAAGCATAAAAAAGAGGCCGTCAAGCCTCTTCTCGTTTTACCGTCTAACTATCATGAACCAAATCCATGTCCCGCGAAGAACGGATTCAAGGTTGCATAAGCAGGGCGTAAATCGAAACGTACGATCTGCTTGTTCTTGTCACCGTCAGCATACTTACTAACACGAATCTGCAAACCGTCTGCAGTTGTTGCGATAGTATCAGTACTGTAAAGCTTCTTAATCGGTACGGAACCAATCGAGAATGCTTGCTTGTGCCAGAACATATTTGGTTGGATAAGCGTTGAAGCTGCACCACCCAATATTACAACATCACCTGAGATAGGGGCGCTATCAACGGTATTGTAAGCACCTGTAGCTTCATAGATAGCTGGGCCATTGATAACAATGTTGCCTTCACCAGAAGCCCCAAGCGTTACTGTCTGAGCAACAACACCAGTGAACAACACATTAGAGCCTGTATCGTCAATCACTGGCTGTCGAGTCGACAAGTTAAGACGATTGCGACCTGCGATAGTGATGGTTTCACCGGCTGCAACCACCAAGTTAGCCTGGAAGCCTGTAACCGCTAAGGTCTGCTTCATAGTGTCTTTAGCAGTTACATAAGTAACATCAGGGTTAGCTGACAATGTACCTGCGCGATCCGCTCCAACACCAGTTGTATAGCTTGACATAGTGGTAGCTGTCATCACCTTAAGACCTGCGAAGTTATCACTAATGATAGCCTTCTGGTGAGCCTCAGAGATTAAACCACCCGCTGAACCACCAGCACCAAGCGAACGCTGATTAGACGCCAGCTTGGTTTGCGTGTACGGATTGACAGAATAACAACAGCTACCATCCATTGGGATTCCGGTAGACTGCATTACCGCGCCAGCTTCCGCAACATGATCCCAAGTACTAGCCGCCGTTCCAACAGTACCAGCAAGCAAGCCGCTGTTTACCATCATGTAGTTAGCGTAATCAACTTCAAGATCTGTAACGATTCGAGTCGCTGCAGGTTTCAAAAGCTGCTCAAGCTGATCCATCTTGATTGCTTCATCTGCTTCATCATAATCGACATCTACAGTGAAGTAATCTTGAACCGTACCAGTTGCTTTACCTGTGATGATGTCAGAGCGATTACCACCTGAAATATCACCGTTTGACGTACGTTTTGACGTGTAATCAGTAGGGCGCTTAAAGTCTACATTCTCACCAGATGACGGGTTGAACTTGCCATCGAGCAATTGTGTGTTGACGTTTTTAGATAAGACTCGTTCGCTTTCAAACTCATCCAAGAAAACCCGTGCTAGCTGACGGGTAAAGTTACTATCAAAATTATTAGCCATGAGCGACTATCCTCTTAAATTAAGTATATGTCGCGCCTTTCGGCCCCTTTTCTTTTAGGGGCATTCCTGAACCGCTTAACGGCTCTACTGGATTGGGCGCTGTTGGTGTTTTTACCCCAAGCGTAGAAGCCTTTTGCTTAATCTCTGTTTGAATACGAATAGCCGCATTCATAGGATCTAACTGACTGAGAGTTTCAAGCTCTAGCGGATTCTGTGCTAAGTACTTTGTAATCAATGGGCCTTGGTCGTCATTCAAAATAAATGACGCAACTTGCTCATTAATACCGTAGTTAACAACAGCATTGCCAGCCGCTTGTAACTCTGCTTCACTTACCCCAAGCTTTACCGCCCGTTCATTGTAAGTGTTCACAGTTTTAGAAAATTCTTCCTGCTTCTTACTTTCAGCTTCAAGTTTAGCTTTGCTATCTTGCTCGACTTTGTATTCTTGCTGCTTATCGTAAATAGCCGCTTGTCTTATAGCCTCATCCCTCTTTCGTAGATCGTCTTCATAGCTATCACTATAAGGATCAACGTCAGGTATTGATGGCCTTGTTTCCTGCGGTATTTTTGACTTAACATCTTCAAGTTGTTTCTTTAATGCTTCAGCTTCACGTCTAGCTTCTCTAACTTCAAAAGCCTTCTTTGCCGCTATATCATTAACAACTTTCTGCTGTTCATCAGAAAACAATGGTTTATTATCGTGGTTCTCTCCACTATCCGGTGCAGTCTCCGTCGCAGCGTCTTGAGTTGTCGGTTCAATTGGCTGTTGTAACTCTTCCTGCTCACTCATGGTTTATCGCCCTCGCGTATTAATATCGCTAATCTGTAGCGTACAGTATTACTATTGAGTTATATAACTAATTGGATATATTGTCAAGATTGACTCTCTTGAGCATCAAGCACGACCTCGGCTTGCTCTATATAAGCCTCTTGATTAGTTGGCCCGACTATAGTGTCAACACCCATGGCTTCTCGAAGCTTGTTTAATGTGTCAGCTTGGGTATTTAAAGCATTAACCATTGTTTCGTTTTGCTTACGCTGCTGCTCACTCATAGCCAATATTAAGTCTTGTTGCATTTTCTCAAGCTTCAAATCAAACTCTTGCTCTTTCTGTCTTGCGCTAATCAAGCCTCCTGTCTCTCTAGTCTCAAGCTCTTTTAGCTTGATATCTTGATCGCGCATCTTGAGCCTTGCATCGATCTCTTGTTGCTGTGCTGCTGTTTGAGCTTTTAGCATTTCAGCTTGACCAATCAGCATGTTCGGGTCTGGCTGCTGCTCTTGTTGTGCTGCCGCCTGCATCTGTTGCAGTTCTTCGTCAGACATTTGTTCTTGAGGTATCAATCCGGCTTTAAACAACTCTTCACGCTTACGCTCTGCAATTAAATCCATGCCAGGTGCTGTAACGTTACTGAGCAGAACATCACCGCCGAGCTGGATGATAGATGGATCTACCTGTGCCATTTCTGTAATAGCTGCGACTGTCTCTTGCTGCCGATTCTGGAATGACGGGCCTGCGGAGCAAGTTACATCATACTTTCCTTGACTAAGATCATTCAACGTAACCATTTCGCCAGTTTGTTGATCTTGAACCTGCTGATTTAGCATTACCATGTCAAAACTTGCATCTTCTTTTAGAATTCTAACCTGTCGCTCGCCCTCATATACCGCTGGGATTGCGTCAACCAATATTCTAGCTGTGTGACAGATAGCGACTTCTTGAGATGAAAAATACTTAATCGTCCCAGTATCACCCTTGTTTTGCAGCTTCTCGATAGCTACACCAGATTGCAAGCCAGGATTATCGCCCATATTAGCTGCGAATAGTCCTGCTTGTTGTCCTACCAAGGTACGCATTGACTCAGCAAGCGTTACAAGACCTTGATTGATTACCGCTCCGCCGTTTTGCATCGGTGCGCCAGGTGCTTCAGGGTCCGCATTATAAAGTTGATACGCTTCTGAATTAGTGTTTAGTGTGGCCAGCTCATCCTGGTGTCCGATAGCCTGCTTCTCTGTTAGCCACCATTTAGCACGCGGAGCAAGCGAGCCTTCTTCGATCTCTCTTGATTTTGCATAGTTAAACACGCGACAAGGGTCAAGGATCTTCTCAACTGCACCCCAGTAGATAGTTTTATTCTCGAATATCTTAAAGTTTGCATAAGTTGGAATGAGTGGTATATAGCTAAATACCGTTTCTTTTTCTTCTTCTAGCCAGTCTGATCCATCAAACTTACGAACCCAAACCGTATTCTTTGGCCTAGTTCGCCTGTTCTTCTCAGTTACACCTATAGCAGCAAGTTCATCAGCTACCTTTTTAAAGTCCTCGTTATCTTCATAAACAGCGCCGTTGCTCATTAACACTAGCGTTCTTTTTGTCTGCTTAATTCTATATAGCTGACCGACCACAATCATTTCGGCTTTCTGCCAATATGCATCCGCATGACGATCATCACTCACAGACTGACCGCTGCCATCTGGAAACATCTCTTTGTATTTTTCAGGGCTTAATGCAGCTAATTTGAACGCGTACTTAGAGTCACTTCTATCTTGCCGTTCTGAATCAATATCAAACCACACTCGATCAATGAAATTACCGACTGGCTCAATCATTAAATCTTGATCAAAGCTATCATCGTCAACAAACTTTTGAACAACCTCCCACCCATCGATACCACCAGTAACCATTGAGCGACCAGCCAGATTGTAAACATGTTTGGCATTACTTATGTTCTCGATGTTTCTGATTAGTCCGTCAAGAGTTGCCGCAACATCTTTAGTTGCAGACCCTCCGGCTGGCTTAACTCTTATATCAAAGTCTGCCTGCTGCATTTCACCTGCGATTTGATCAACGATTGGATTTGCCTGATCAAATGTATAGCGTGGCTTCCCATCTGAAGCATTCCACCAGAAAGGCTCCCACTGACCATCTCGCTTATCAAGAAATAGATGTGCCTCTCGCGCTTTCTGCCGGTTGTCTTTGTCTGCATCCTGGCAAGTCGTTAGCAGGTCTAATACATAATTATGGTCATTAAAGTCTGGCATTATCCCCACCCTGAAGATTTAACTTTCTTGAATTTTGGTCTTGTTTGGTCGCTAGCCTTATCAAATGACAGTACCGCAGCATCAAATAGATTTGGTGACGGTATAACTAGCTTATTTCCGTCTGGCAAGCTCACACCCTTTCTCATTTCTTCTTTCGTATAAAACCTAACCGTACTACCTTGCTTTATTGGAACCTTTGAGGCTTCGGCTTTTAACTTTTCCATCATTGCGGGCTTTATACCTGTATTTGTCTCGGGATCGTATGACGCAAAGCTTATAAGCGTATCAGGATCATGATATACGCCCTCGGTAACAGCCTCCCACGTCCTAAATATCCTCTCTGCAAACCCTATAATATTCTGAGCCTTTTTATTATAAAGTACGTCTTTATTTAATAGACTCTTACTTCTATTGGTTAAGCCGGCCGTTTCACTCTTAAACTCAGCATTAGGGTCATTTATTTCTGTAGAACCTTTATAAGCATAAATATTTGTACCCTTTCCGCTAAAGCCTTTATCAACATTGTCTCTTAATGTCGCTCCAAGGCCATCAGCATCATACCCAAAAGAATCACAGCCATCTAGTATTGCCATCTTACATGCTTCGTCCATCTTCCTGTTACCGTTATCAGCTTCTATCTCGGTAACGTTAAAGAAAACTATGCCCTGCCTTGATACAAACCCGCAAGGGTCATTTCCTGTATCTGAAGGATCGCAGGCAGAAACAATAGCGCCTCTTTGCTGTATTCCGAGTTTCTTATGAGCATCTATACATACCTTGAACCAATCCTCCTTTATTACAGAGCTGGCTATATCATCGTTAAATTTGCCATACCATATACCATCAAACCTTGCTTGAGACATAATCCCTCGCTTTACTTTTTCTTTATCTTTAGCTAATTCCTGTCTTAGCGACTCATCGTGAACAAACCAAGGATTATCTTCAAATGTAAGTTTAATTATTAAATGGAAGTCATCCTCATAATAACCATTCTTATCTATATCCGCCTGATACGGTATAATAAACTCTTTACTCATTGGGTCTTGAGAGCTACCAGTATTCCATAAGTACCAAAGCTCTGCTCCTGGCGTATCTCTCAATGTAGGGCCTAGAGTGTCAATAGTTGACTGTTTGGTCTTCTCCGCCTCTTCCATTAAGAAGTATTTGTAATCAGCGGCACCCTTAATATCAATTATGTTCTGCATACCACCAAAGGTAAGCTTTCCGCCGTTAGCGTTTCTTATTTCCCATTTTGACGGGACAGGTAGAAAGCCGCCTAATCCGCTACGCCTAACAGTTGATTCAATTCCGGCGTATATCGACTCCCTTAAAGCAGTCATTCTTTCGCGCAACACATAAACCCTACTTCCGCAAGAATGAACGTCACTGGTCATTACATTTTGTGCAAATCTGGTTTTCATGCCACCGCGACCGCCAAAAAGAGCCTTGTATTTCTTGTTCTTTAATATTGCTGGCTCAAGCTTCTCAACCA